AACACAGAACACGGTGTATGGAATGATGAACAAGTTCCTAATACTTATTCACATTATGGTGACCTAGTAATGGAAACTTTACTTGGTCAATTAAATGACAAAATGAATAAAGAAACTTCACTAAAGTTAAGTCCTACTTATTCCTATGCAAGAATTTATAAAAAGGGAGATATCCTAGCAAGACACAAAGATAGATATTCATGTGAAGTATCTACTACGTTAAATCTAGGTGGTGAGTCATGGCCTATATATTTAGATCCAACAGGAAAAACAGGTCAAGCTGGTATTAAAGTTAGTCTTGAGCCAGGTGATATGTTAATTTATTCTGGTTGTGATTTAGAACATTGGAGAGAACCGTTTGAAGGCAAAGATTGTGCACAAGTTTTTTTTCATTATAATAATTTAAAAGGTAAAAATGCTAAACAAAATTTATATGACACACGTCCTATGTTAGGTTTACCTAACTATTTTAGAGGCTTTACAATTCCTAAAAAATAATATATACAATAAGCTTGCGGAGGGATGATCCACCACAGATTCCCTCTGCTTTAAATCTATTGAAATCACTTACAATCTGATATACTACCTAGTAAACAGGATTTTATATGCTACAAAAAATAGCCTTTTTACCAGGATTTAATAAACAAATTACTCCAACAGGTGCTGAAGGACAATGGACCGGGGGAGAAAATGTTAGATTTAGATATCAATCACCAGAAAAAATAGGGGGTTGGAATCAATTAGGAGCTGATAAATTAACAGGTGTTGCAAGAAAACAACATCATTTAGTAAGCACAGGTTCTGTTAATTATTCTGCTATAGGAACTAATAGAATTTTATATGTTTATTCTGGTGGTATCTTTTATGATATTCATCCTATCAAATCTACATTTTCAGCAGCTACAATTACTACAACTAATGGTTCACCAACTGTTACTTTTACTATTAGTTCTACATCAGGCATGTTAGCCGGAGACATTATTTTTATTAGTGGAGCAAGCACCACGGTTCCTGCTACAAGTAATTTTACAGCAACAAATTTTGATAACAAAAGATTTATGATTACTTCAATTGGTAGTGGTACTCAAATTAGTGTAACTATGGGTTCTAATGAAACAGGTGTAGGTGGAACTGGAGGACAAGCAGATGTTAATTTTTATTATCCAGTCGGACCAGCAGAACAACTAGGAGCTTTTGGTTGGGGTATATCACAATTTGGAGGAACTATTTCTGGACCAACTCCTACAGGAATTGTATTAGCTGGAGCTTTAGCTAATGATGCTAATGGTAATAATGGTAATGCTACAACTATTACTTTAAGTTCTATAACAGGTTTACCTAGTTCAGGAACTAATTTTATTTTAGTAGGAGCAGAGGAAATTTCTTATACCGGAATAGATGTTGCTGGCAAATTACTTACAGGAATTACAAGAGCAGCAAGAGGTTCTACAAGAGCATCACATGGCGCTACCGCATCAATTACTAATACATCATCGTTTACAGGTTGGGGTTCACCGGCGTCTAACACAGACTCAGTAACAGATCCTGGTCTATGGTCCTTAGATAATTTAGGAAGTAAACTTATAGCATTAATACATAATGGTGAATGTTTTGAATGGGATGCAGACGCAGTAAACGCTACAAATAATAGAGCAACTATTATTGCTAATGCACCAACAGCATCACGTGACATGTTAGTATCAACTCCTGACAGACACTTAGTATTTTTTGGTACTGAAACTACAATAGGTAGTAAAGGCACACAAGATGATATGTTTATTCGTTTCTCAGATCAAGAAAATATAAATTCNTATACACCAACAGCAATCAATAGTGCAGGNTCACAAAGACTGGCTGATGGATCACGGATCATGGGTGCACAGTTAGGTAGAAATGCTTTGTACGTATGGACAGACACAGCTATGTTTACTATGAGATTTGTTGGAACTCCATTTACATTTGCTTTTGAACAAGTAGGTACAAACTGTGGACTAATAGGACAGAATGCAGCTGTAGAAGTTGATGGTGCTGCTTATTGGATGTCAACAAATGGTTTCTTTAGGTACACTGGACGATTAGAATCTATGCAATGTTTAGTAGAAGATTTTGTTTTCGAAGATATTAATGAGTCATCTAATCAATTAATTAATGCAGGTATTAATAATTTGTTTGGTGAAATTAATTGGTGGTACTGCACTAAGACTTCTAACGTAGTTGATAGATGTGTAACTTATAATTATTTAGATTCTACACAACGACGTCAAATTTGGACTGTTAATGCTAGTGCTTTATTTAAAAGAACTACTTGGGAAGATTCTTCTGTATTTGGTTTACCTCATGGCACAGCTTATGATGCAGATGATGATGTTTCTTATGATGTAATTGGCAATACAGATGGAACAACTGTATATTATGAACACGAAACTGGTAATAATCAAATTGGAGTTGCTGGCACTGTTGCTATTCCGGCAAACATTACTTCAGGTGATTTTGATATTACACAAGATCAAAGAGAAGGAATTACTTTTAAAGGAGATGGTCAATTTATGATGAGAATTAGTAGATTTATTCCTGACTTTATTGAACAGGCAGGGAACACTATTGTGCAATTAGATTTAAGAGATTATCCTAATGATGCTGCAGCTAGTTCAACGTTAGGTCCCTTTACTATTACATCTTCTACTGATAAAGTAGACACTAGAGCTAGAGCAAGAGCTGTAGCTTTGACTATTTCTAATACAGGAGTAAATGAAAATTGGAAGATGGGTACATTTAGATTAGATGTTCACGCAGGAGGAAGAAGATAGTGATAGATAAAAGATTAAATTATAGACGTGGGGGTATTATGGGAAGTAATGCTGGATCTATGTTAGTTACTCCAACAAGAGATGGCAGTAGACCAGGCTATTATGGACCTGATGCAGGACATGAAAACGATCCAGGACATGGTTCTAATGCACCGGGTGGTGGCGATGGTGGATATACTGGACCAAACATAGCAGACGTATCTGGTCCGGTTACTACTACATCGTCTCCAAAAGCTGACACTACACCTGACACTAAACCTGAACCTGACACTAAACCTGATGCAAGAGACGCTTATATTGCTCAAATGTATACTAATGTGCCTAAACCAACAATTACACTAGGGGCGACACCCAGAGGGCTAATAAAAGTTCCAACTACATATACTAAGAAACGTCAGAGAAGAAATGTTTTAGATGCATTAAATAAAAAAGGTATTAGTTCATTTGATCCTAGAGCTGCTAAAAAATATGGTATCACTCCTTTTGGATTTTTTGCACCAGAAACACCAAAGAAAAAAGGTTTTTGGGATTACACAAAACAATTTTTAGGAATTTTGTCTTTTTTAAATCCAGGTACTACAATAGCTAAAGTTGGTAACCTGGTAACAGGTTATGATAAACTTTCTAAATTAAGTGCATTAGCTAAGGATTACAATATTACTGATAAAGATGTATTAGGGAGTTTAACTAGTAATCTTTCTAATAATTTTACAGGGTTCAACACTACTTCTAAAGGACCTAAAGGACCTCCTGATGACATAGGAGAAGGTAATGACAATATCCAAAACGAGTTGCTATCTGAGTATGTATTATTATTACAAAAAATGGAACAAGGTTTGTTAAGTGCTGGAGAACAAGGAAGATTTAATACTTTAAAATCAAGACTAGGTAAAGCTGATGGTGGTATTATGAGTGTTAACATGAACAAAGGCGGATTAGGAGAAACATTATATGGCTAAAATGTTTGGCATAGATACGGATAAATTATATGAGCAAGGTTTTGATTCTATGAATCAATACCGAGAACGTAATCCAGATAACCCTCGTCAAATATTACAAACAGCCGGTGGTAAATTATCTAATTTAAGACATGGAGTGTCTTCATCTTTACTAAGAGATGAAATTTTAAAATTAATTAATCCTGGTTCTTATGAAATGAAAGAAGCTCCACCAAGTATGAATTTTAAAAAATTAAAAATGTCGGAAGAAGGGCCTAACAAAGTAGCCAAAGGCTTAGCTAGTTTACTTGCTTATATGGGTGCAGGCGCTAATGAAATTGGACCTGGATTTTTTAGTAAAGAAACAATGGAAGATTTAACAGCCAACTTATTAGGTTTGATGAAAACAGATGTTTATGATAGTCCTGAAGATAAAGCAGATGTGTTAAATGATGTATTAGAAAATGATACAGGAGGAATAAATACTTATCTTCAAAGTCTGGCTCCTGATGAAAAGTATGAAGATGATGCTATGTTGTTTTCACCTATGAGGCAAGATCTTTTAAGAGAACAAAGTTTAAACGAAATGAGACAAAGAGCACAACAAGAATTTGATAAAAGAAATTTAGGACTAGGAGACATGGATGGCTAAAATTGTACAATCATTAACAAGAGCATCAAGAGAAT